TATCACAGGCACTATGCGTGTGTATGGGTATCGCAACTCGTGAAGCGTCTAGCCCTGATTAGTTTGTTTGCAGTGTCGCTTGCCAGTTGTGGAGACCGTACACGTGTCAACTGTGAACGCATCAAAAACAAAGCACCTGGAGTCGTGACCACGGTGCAAGTTGGTGGTGGTCGCTGTGGCTAGAAGGCGATACACAAACGACGAAATCAAAGCCCGACTCATCTTGATCGTTGGCATCACATTGTCAGTCACTTTTGTGGCCTCCACAGGTGCTCTGCTCTATGGTTTGCTTTTTGTCGTGCAGCCTCTTGAGGTCAGTGAAAATGATAAATCTGCATGGGCGCTCCTAAGCCCCATGATGCTCTTTCTCTCAGGGGCGCTCTCATCATTGCTCGCATCGAACGGTCTCAAAGCACCAACCAAGCCACCAACAAAGGACACAGAATGACCCTCAACCTCACACCCTCACAGAAGGCTCTCCTAGCCTCCTACGGACGCTCACTACTGGCAAGTGCTGTCGCTACCTACACAGCGACACAAAGCCCCACAGCGACGCTCAACGCAATCTGGGCTGCAGCCATCCCGACAGCAATGCGATACTTCAATCCAGCAGACAAGGCTTTCGGTCGTGCCTAGGCCCTATCCTTACTACCCCTCATGGGATGGCAAGAAAGCCTCAGAGCTGATTCTGCGCGTGGCTGATCTAATGCAGCGTCGCTACAAAGGCACGAAGAACCTCGGCACATACGTCAATAGAAACATGCGAGGCTCAGACAACCTCAGCGTTCACGCCTCTGGCTATGCCCTCGACCTGTCGTTTGTAAACCAAAAGCAAGCAGAAGAAATCTTCAACTATCTCCTAGGCACAGCCGAGGTCGATGGCAAGAAAGTGCAGCTGTCTGCCTACCTAGGTATCTGCGAGCTTCATTGGTATAACAAGCCCGGCACGACACACGGTGTCGGCTACAGGTGCAGTCGTGGTGAGGGTCTCAAAGGTTTGAAGGTTTGGACAGCCACAGACAATGGTGGCCCCGGTGGAAATTGGCTACATCTGGAGGTCGATAAGGCCATGACACCTGATGAATGGGAACAACGATTTAGGGCCACTAAGCCTGTCAAGGACGCATAGCACCTTCTTGCCTTTCGGTGCTTTGCTAGGTGGATGGGTGCTTTCTCCTAGTGCCTATCCACCACCACTCGCAGATTGTTTGCTAACTTGCAAACATTCCAAGCAAGGGAAAAGGAGACAACAATGTTCAACGATCTGCCACTGTTCAGACTTAGCGACCCAGTAACAAGTCGAGAGGGTGCAAAGGCTGTCAAGCCACGCAGAACCTCACAGGCGATGTTGCTACTCGCTCAATACCAACACAGGCCACTCACCGACGAGGAAGCAGGCATAGCCTCTGGACTCGTATACAAGCCAAAGTGTGGCTACTGGAAACGATGCTCAGAACTCCGAGCATTAGGTCTCATCATGGACACCAACACCACTCGACCATCAAGTGCAGGGTGCTCGATGATGGTCTGTGAAATCACAGCTGCAGGACGCGAGGCACTCCGATGACCGACCTTCAATTCTTCCAGACGCTCATCTGTGGCTGGCTCATGCATGCAGGCTGGGCATTAGGGATGAGGCTGTGGCGCAACCCACCAATCCCACGCACCATCGAATACATCTCAGAAGATGACCGGACACTTGTCCAAATGTTTACAAACCACAAAGGCCTGATTGAGCATGTGCAAGTCGCACTACGTGGTGATCGCCACGGCTCATGGGGGCTGACAACCAAAGTAGAGAGAGTTGATTAGAAGAGTATGTCTAACGGCAATAATCATCGCGCTAACCATCCCAGCGCAGGCGCAAGCCAAAGAGGAATGGAATCACCCGATGCCAAAATCTTGGTATTTAGACCTCGCTCGCTGCGAGACCGGCAACAACACGAGACACTCGACGAGGAGTTATGTGACTGCCTTTGGTGTGTACCGTCGGACATGGGACTACTGGAACGACACCCCAGCATCCAAGGCTCACTTACTAACGTTCGCTCAACAGGCGAGAGGAGTTGATCGGATTGCTTTCTTTGGACACACCGAGGGTGGAAAATTTAGATACCCAGTTTCGGTGTATGGCTGGGGTGCTATCAAACACAACTGCAACGGCCTGAACGATCAGCTGTGCAAATCTAGACACCCGGTTGTGGTAAGAATAAGGCGTTGCAAGTAATTGCAAACACAAAAGGAGAACAAATGAAACAGGACACAGTCACCGTGGCTGTACGGCTCAGCCGAGCAGACCACGATCTACTATCACAGCGCGTCGGCAAGGACGGCAAACGAATGTCAGACATCGTGCGTCGATGCCTTGAACCACAGCTGGCGCAACTTCGAGCAATCGCAGCTGCAGAAGCAAAGAAGGCAGAAGCCAAAGCCAAGCGTCAAGCCAAGAAAGCCGAGCAAACAAATGCACAGTGAACACATGCAGATACTTGGCATGCTCTCAGTCAAACTTGAAGCCGAGATGCGTTTCGATGAGCGTGACGCTGTCGAGTACGCCATCGGCAAATTGTCACTTGCCAAGAAGGACGACCCAAACGCACTCGCCCAGCTCATTCTGGACGCTGCAAAACAAGCATCAGACCTTCACGCAAAAGGCCTCATCTGATGGCTGTGAACTATCACCACGAGGATTGCTACCTCGGCAAAGAAAAGCCTGGCTTCCCCACAAGGGACTGTCGCCAGTGCGAACTGCTAGACAACATCACAGCCTGCAAAGAAACAGTTGCAAAACTAGAACACTCAGCACAACGCATGGTGCAAACAATCAGATCATTAGAAAAAGAATGTGACCGTTTAGAAAGGCTTTACTCCAATGGCGTTCAATCTTGAAGATTACGAACCAGTAGCACAACGCCTAGACCGATGGCTCAAGGACTGCCACGTGCGTGGCGTACAACCCAAAGTCATCACCGATTTAGTTCACTACCTCAACGACAAATGCGTGTTCTCAGCGTCGCTGTACGAGGGTGACACGCTCATCTCCACTGGCTGGGCAGAAGAAATCCGTGGGGATGGTCACATAAATAAAGCGTCGCATCTTGAAAATTGCGAAACAGGTTCGGTCGGTCGAGCTTTGGCAAACGCAGGTTATGCAGGCTCAGACCTCAACAAGCGACCCTCACGCGAAGAGATGACCAAGGTGCAGCGTGTGACCACACAAAGCGCAGATGGTGTCATTACAGAGCGACCTGCCAACGCCCCTAGCGACAAGCAGGTGTGGCTCTACAAGAAGCTCTTGAAGGAGGCAGGCAAGTTGCCCCCACTTGACCTGCCAAGCATGGACAAGTTCCAAGTCTCCAAAGCCATTGAAGCCCTGAAAAACAATGAGCCTGAAGAAGTGCCACTACCAGAGGAAGAGCCATTTTGATCAGCGACAACGGAACTCTGCGCGATCACCTTGCTGACGTAATCAACGAACGCAACGAACTACTACGCAAGGTAGAGACAATGCAAACACGCATTGACGAACTCAGCAAGCAACTCGCTGCACTGTGGAAGGTCGAATAATGACTGAGTTTGTTTCGATGCTGATTATGATTGGCGCAGTGTTTGCAACTGGCTACCTCGCAGGGCAAAAGGTCAAGAAATGATGCCCTACTGCCTGAATGGGCAATACCACTACCCAGATTGCACAGCCAAACTAAACAGCGACCCTGACTGCCACTGTGCAGGCAACATGGCTCAACAACTTGCCATTGTCGCAGAGGAATGTGGCAGGCTCATGGCAATCAACCGACAACTCAAGAAGCAGCTCGACAATGCCACCAATGCACGACGCTTCTGAACGTCTCTTTCAAGACGCTGTCGAACAACTCGCACGGATGAACGGCTGGCTAGTGTTCCACGCCTCCCCACATCAAGTGAGACCGGGTGTGTGGCGCAGCTCAGGCAAAGGCTTCCCCGATCTAGTTCTTGCCCACCCCCAGCGAGGCTGCATCTTTGCCGAACTCAAAACTCAACAAGGCAAACTAAGCGAACACCAACTCCATTGGGCAGACGCACTCATCAAGGCTGGAGTCGAACATTACGTGTGGAGACCATCACAGCTCGGCCTCATCGCTGAACGCCTCGGAAGGTCATTGACACAGGCTTAGATTATGACTACAACTGAATACGACCACGCCCACATACGGACTTGCACTGTGTTGGTAGAACACTCGGAAACGAGGGTAGAGCGTCGCGCCTCACCACTTGTGATGACTTACTTGAATGGCTGTGAGGATAAGCCGATGTGCAGAGTACGAACTTCTAAAACGCGAATGGTGTCCACTTCAACAATGTGTCCGGCAACCAAGACTGACAAGTCTGAACTGTGGGGAACACAAACCACTAGACCCGAACATGCACAACGAGAGCAACCGAGCCTGCGAGGGCGCTAGCAAGAAAGCCAACAACACACAATGACCAAACATTCAGCAACGGCCTACAACTCAAGTGCTTACAAACGCATACGCAAACAACTCCTCGAAGCTGATCCCACGTGCAACATCTGTGGCCGAGAAGGAAACACCATCGACCACATCAAACCAGTAGACACCTTCACCAACCCCAACGACGCAAACACCCCAGAGAACTGCCGTGTCCTCTGCCGTAGCTGCAACAGCAGGCTCGGAGCGCGTTACACCAACGCCAAGACAAGTGGACGACTCGAAGCCGAACAAGAACTCAACCACACAGAGCGTTCAACATTTTTGGATTCAACCCCACGCAACACCCCGAACTCTTCCTATTCTGTATCCCCCCCAAGTGGGGTAAGGGTTTCCCCGATTGGCCTTGAAAGAACTGAAGGTTTGCCAAGATTGGTCACGAACACGCAGGGTGGTGACCGTGCTTTGTTGCCTATCTTCGAGGAGATTGCAAACCGTGTGCTCGGTGTGACTTTGATGCCTTGGCAGTCTCAGGTGTTAGGTGATCAGCTGTGCAAAGACGAGAACGGACGCTTGATGTTTCGGCAGTCGGTGGTGTCGGTGGCGCGTCAGAACGGTAAGTCGTTTGCGTTGCGTGTGCTTCTTCTTGGCTGGCTTCTTCACATGCCGATTGAACGTGGCGAACCTCAGACGGTGCTTACAACTGCTCATCGTCTGGACTTGGCAAGTGAGTTGTTCAACAGTCTCGCTCCAATTCTTGAGGCTCAGTTTGATGCGAAGGTGATCTACTCGTATGGTCGCCAGTCGGTGACGATGAAGGATGGCACTCGCTGGTTGGTTCGAGCTGCAACGCCATCGGCTGGTCACGGCTTGAGTGTGGACTTACTTATTGTCGATGAGCTTTATGGTTGCTCGGCTGAAAGTATCGAGGACGGCATGATTCCGACCCAGCGCGCACGGCGTGATCCGTTGATGTCGTGTTGGTCAACTGCTGGCACTGAGGAGTCGGTCGTGTTCAAGAGGATGCGTGAGCGAGGCATTGCAGAGATTGACATGGGCATCAGGTCTCGTTTGTATTACGCCGAGTTCAGCCCCCCGGCACATCTGAATCCAGAATCGAAAGAGGCGTGGCCCTACAGTAACCCTGCCCTCGGTACAACCCTAGAGATGGAAACCATCGAGGAAGAATCACGGCAACCCAACAAGGCTGCCTTCCTACGCTCTGCTGTAAACATTTGGGTCACCTCGCATCGCAGCTGGCTCGATCAGGGTCTGGTCGCTTCACTCAATGACGCTGGCGAGTTACCTTCTGAGGGTGGTTGGCTTGCTGTGGAATCCTCCACGGATGACATGCGTTTCGTAGGGGTCAGGGCTGTTGAGGTTGGCGACAAAGTGCTCGTGACTGTGGAGTTCATTGTGGACAACTTGCGTGACTTGTGGACAGCAGTTGAGAAAGCCAAAGCAGATCACAAAGGTTTACAAGTTGCCTGTGGCGCAACGCTCGACGTGCATCTTTCCCCAGCGATGAAAGGGTCAGCAATTCTTGTCGGCGTTCGAGAGCTGCAAAAGTGGACGACAGTTGTGAGGTCTATGACGATGGCTGGACAAGTTCGCCACACAGGAGAAGAGCTACTGGTCGAACAGCTCAACAGGGCAGTCCTTGTGAAGCATCAGGGTCACATGTCTCTCAGCTCGGCTAGATCACCGGGGCCGATTGAGTTGACACGCGCTTATGTGTGGGCTGTGGCTATGGCTGGCAAACCCAAAGCACAAACCAAAGTCGCTTACGCCTTTTCCTCATAGTTTCTTTATCTTTGCATAATCGTTGCAAATGCAACAAGCGTGTGTCACAATCACAGTGATGGGATTTTTCACTCGCACCAATCCACCTGCTTTTGCAGCTGAGCCGGTCAAGGCTGCCTATGGCACGGCTAACTACGGTGTAAACAATTATGTCTCGTGGACTGGATCGTTCAAGCGTGAGCAAGCAATCCAGATTCCTACAATCTCTCGCGCACGTGACTTGATTGTTTCGCTTATCTCTGGCCTTCCCTTCAACCAGTATTCGCTGATGTGGGATGATCAAGCAGGCGAGTATGAAGAGATGATGATTCCGTCTGAGACTTGGATGTCTCGACCTGATCCAAAAGTGACGCGCCAGTTCATACTCGGCTGGACGGTAGATGATTTACTTTTCTTCGGAAGAGCTCATTGGGTAGTAACCAGTCGCTCGTCTACAACTGGTTTCCCTCTTTCTTTCCAGTGGATTCCTGCAGCCGATGTCACCATCAAGAACATGCCCGGCCCTCAATACTGGACAATGCCTCAAGACATCATGTTCAACGGTCAAGAACTGAACTCAAAAGATGTCATCACTTTCTTGTCTCCGATTCAGTCGTGGCTGACCATGGGTGCTCGCGCCATTGAAATCTCTAGCCGTCTTGACAATGCAGCGATGCGCTTTGCAAGCAATGAAATCACAGCTGGCTATCTTCAGCAGACCAATGGTTCTGAGCCGATGGATGGTGAAGCACTTGGTGATCTGTGTGCAGCTTGGTCAAAGGCTCGTCAGCGCAACGCCATCGGTGCTCTGAACTCAAGTGTCGAGTGGAAAGAGTTCAACAGTGATCCGTCCAAGTTGCAACTTGTTGAGGCTCGCAAGCATCAAATGACTGAACTTGCAAACCTTTGCAACGTGCCACAAGTGCTAGTTGGTGCTGATGCCGGTACAGGCATGACATACAACAACGTGCAGGAATCACAACGCGCTCTTTACTTGTCAGCAAAGCAATACATCGAATGCATTAGTCAGACACTCTCCATGGACAATGTGCTACCTCGTGGACGGTTCTGCAAACTGGACATCTCTGATTACATCGACCACGCTGAAGAAGACAACATGATCGACACTCCCGACCCGATAGCAAATGTAAGGACACAATGAAACTCAATCTAGAATCCCCAATTTTTTCGATTATTTCTGCAGGGCCAGACGGCTCCCCCCGACGCACCATTGAAGGTGTAGCAGTGGAATGGAACACGATCTCAACTGTCTCAGGAGGACAGCAGGTCAAGTTCCTTCCCGGCTCCCTTCCAACTGATGGCCCTGCACCCAAGTTCATGCTTGACCACTCAGCAGAGAAGCCGTTAGGCATGGTCACTGAGCGAGTCGATACTGGCGATGCGATGCTCTTCGCAGCAAAGGTCGGCCCCGGTCAAGTCCGTGATGAAGTGCTTGCCATGGCAGGCCCCGGCGAGTACTACGACAGCGTAAGCGTTGGCGTACAACCAATCGACTACACATTCGAAGAGAATGTCATGGTCGTCAAATCAGGTCGCTGGATGGAGCTTTCATTGCTTCCGTTCGGCGCGTTTGCAAATGCGAAAGTCGCTCAAGTTGCAGCGTCTGAACCTGAACCAGAAACCCCCACAACCGACACTTCCGAGGAGGAAACAATGTCAGAACCAACACCAGAAGTCGTTGAGGCATCACAAGTGCCTACATCACTTTTCTTTACAGCCCCACGTTCACCAATCAAAACGAACGGCGATTACCTTCACCACACCATCCAAGCAAAACTCAACCCCGGCAGCGAATCAGCTCAGTGGGTTGCAGCTGCCGATGAAGCAAAAGCAAAGTACATGCTCAATGCAGCAGATGACTCGTTCACCACAAACCCTGCGTTCTCGCCAGTTGTTTACGACCGTAACGTCGTACAGGTAAACATTGGATCGCGTCCAGTCATTGACGCTTGTGGTGGTACTCGTGCCATCCCAGCATCGGGCATGACAATCTCCATTCCAAAAATCACCACAAATGGAACTGTGGCAACCACAGCAGAAGGTGGCGCACCATCAGAGACCGGCATTGTGTCCTCGTATGT